GCTAGAGTCCCAAGGTATTTTGTCACTGGCAGTAAAACCGGGCAAAGAAATTGACTACAGTTTATTACGTCCGGGAGAAAATACACCTTTTGTTGGAGAGCTAGAAAGGATAGTCGCAGACTTACCTGGCCCGGTTAGGCTACAAGAATTTGTAAACCGGGTTAATAAAACTGCTCGTGGGTACGAAAAAGATCGTTTAAACGAATTCGTAGAAAGAATAAAAAATACTAGCTCTCAGCCCATAGACCAAATTAAGTTAACTCCGCAACAAATTTTGGATGGATTGAAAGAAACTTCGCCAAAAAGATTTTTATCTAAAATTATAGAGCCTACTGAAAGGAACCAAACGTTGCTTTGGTCTTCTCAAGACAATCCCCTTCCAAATAACAAAGTGGGCACAATTAATCTTAATTTAGAGGTTGCGCCACAAATTAGTGCGTTGTCCAAAAAACTTGACGAGTTAAATGTCGCCTCTGATCAGTTACCAAAAGTAAGAAGTTGGTCGTACGTTTCAGATGCTGATGATGCACAGTTTTCAGAATGGAAAAGATCGAGTGATCAAATTAAAGCTGCTTTAAATGAGGTATCAGATTTTGACCCTCCTTATGCTAATCGAATAAATGAAAGCATTAAATACGCAGATGAAATAGTTAAGTTTGCACCAAAATTTTCTAAGGCAAGACATGATCTTATTTATCCCATACTTAGCGACGAATATAGAGCATGGAGAAGCTCAAAAAACTTTTCTCCTAAAGAACTCAATAAAGTCCAAGATAAAATTAGAAACAACGCGCTAGAAAACTTGCGCTTGTTATTTGAAGAGGCAGAAAGAAGAGAATTTATAAGTCCGCTAGGGGTACAGACGACTTCAAATCCGCTTTTTATTACTTTTCCTACCTTCATCAAAATGATAAAAAGTTTTGATGAAAAAACTAAAAACATGGGGGCATCTACTCCAGAAGACCTAGAAAAAGTAAGAAAGTCGTTGGTAGAGATATCTAATGGGTATGTTACGCAAGTAGAAAGAAACAAACAGGCAATGTTAATGAGTCTACAAAATCAACTAGAAGATTTTGCTGATATCATAAAAAAACAAAACGCGAGGTTTATTTACCCTGGGCAACACACGAGTATTGAACAAAACAATCCAATTTCTTTTAGCAGGTTTGTTGATCTTACCCCAGAACAAATAACTTCTTTCAATATTCCGCTCAAAGATAACAACCGAGGTGCCATGCTAGTTATGGAACTTCAGTCGGATAGATTTGATGCAAATCGCCCAACTATTGTGAAAAAAGACCCTAGAACAGGGCAAGTTACTAGTGAAAGACCCAACCCGGAGTACAAAAAAGATGTAGAAGAAGCCTACCCTGGGATGGGTAAAAGCGGACAAGTGATACAACAATTGATGATAAAAAATGCCATTCATGGGGCGATGAAACGAGGCAAAGGATTATTATTGTTTCCTGGCACTGACTCTGATAAGGCTCATTTATATGAAAAACTTGGCCCAAATTTAAAACAGGTAATAAAAGACTTAGGTCCGGGATTTGAAATAAAACAATTTACTTTTCCAGGTAGACGAGGAGAGAACGCCACTCGTTTTGGCGTTTACATTGATGAAGATGCGGCCAAACGGGTAATGACACAAGGCATGAGATTCTCCGAGGGCGGCATGGTAGATAAACCTTTATATGATCGGGCAGTGTGATGGCCAAGAAAAATTCATTAAATAACATCGAAAAGGCTCTTGAAGCCGTGGGCCAAGAGCAAATGCTCGCGCCTGAAGTTGACGTTGAGATTGAGCAAGAAGAGCCGGAAGGCGAAGACGAGGGTGTAAGTATTGAGATCGGCGCCGATGGCAGTGCCACGATCACCATGGGCGAAGAGGAAGAGGTCAAGGAAACTAAGCACTACGAGAACTTGGCGCAGTACATGGATGCTTCTGATCTGGCCAAGATCGGTGAGGAGATCCTTGAGTACTTTGACTCGGACGTTGCTTCACGCGACGAGTGGGAGCGCACCTACGCCGAAGGATTTAAGAGCCTTGGATTCCAGTACGAGATGCGTACCAAGCCCTTCCGTGGCGCGGCTGGTGTGTCGGTGCCTTTGCTGACAGAGGCGATTACCCAGTTCTCGGCCCAGGCGATGAAAGAACTCATGCCCCCTGGCGGGCCCGTGCGCACGTCCGTGATTGGCAAGTCCAACCGCTCGCGCGAGGCTCAGGCTAAGCGGGTCAAGGACTACATGAATTACGAGATCACCACGGTGATGAAGGAGTACACACCGGACTTCGACCAGATGCTTTGGTACGTGGGCTATGGTGGGTCGGCCTTCAAGAAGGTTTATTTTGACAAGAGCAAGCGGCGTTGTGTGTCGCCGTTCATTACGCCAGACAACTTTGTGATGCCCTACCATGGTTCGAGCAATCCTTGGGAAAATGAGCGTTGTATTCAGGTTGTGCCTATGTCGGCTAACTCGTTGCGTAAGGCACAGGTGGCAGGCGTTTATCTGGACCTTGAGATGGAGGAAGCGCCGGTTACGCCTCGCGAAACTCCAATCACGGATGCGCAAGACCGTGTCTCTGGCCAGAGTCCGGGGTACATGGACGAGGAATACACGCTCTTAGAAGCGCACATTCTGTACGACATCCCTGGGTTTGAAGACAAGGATGGGATTAAGAAGCCTTACATCATTACGGTAGACAAGGACAGCGGCAAGGTCTTGGCGATCTATCGTAACTGGAAGGAAGAAGACGAAGCTTGCTGCCCGGAGCAATATTATGTTCACTACATGTTTCTTCCCGGCCCTGGATGTATGGGCTATGGCCTTGTACATCTCATCGGTAATCTCAACCGTGCTGCCACCTCCGCACTAAGGCAGTTGCTGGATGCGGGTACGCTGGCCAATTTGCCAGCAGGCTTTAAAGCCCGTGGTCTGAGGATCGCGGACGATGATGATCCTCTCCAGCCGGGTGAGTGGCGTGACGTGGATGCGGGCGGCGCGGACCTAAGTTCGTCATTGCTGCCCCTGCCGTACAAGGAGCCAAGCCAGACGCTGTATACCCTGATGGGATTCTGTATTGACAGTGGTCGCAGGCTCGCCAGCATTGCTGATATGCAGGTTGGTGATGGTAACCAACAGGCCGCAGTGGGTACAACAATAGCAATGTTAGAAAAGGGTGCCAATGTTATGTCGGGCATCCACAAGCGTCTGCACTATGCCCAGAAGCTTGAGTTTGAATTGTTGGCTAACTGCATGGCCAAGCATCTACCGGACGAGTATCCGTACGAGGTAGAAGGCGGCGATCGCAAGATCTTCAAAAACGACTTTGATGACCGTGTGGACGTTCTGCCGGTGGCAGACCCCAACGTTCATTCCAGCGCCCAGCGCATCATGATGGCTCAAACCCAGTTGCAACTGGCCCAGTCTGCACCCCAGATGCACAATATGTATGAGGCCTATCGTCGGATGTATGAGGCGCTTGGTGTGCGGGACATTGACATGGTCTTGAACTATGACGATACCCAGGAACCACGGCCCAAAGATCCGGCTACCGAGAACGCTGACGCTATCGACGGCAAGAAGTTAAAAGCCTTTGCTGGCCAACAACATGACGCTCATATAGTGAGCCACATGCTCCAAGGCATGAGCCCAATCCTGCAGGCTAACCCCGTGGGTGCGATGAACCTAACCAAGCACATCTTGGAGCACGTCCGGATTAAGGCCGAGGAGCAAGTAGAGGCCCAGATCTTTGCCGAGTACGGTCCTGAGAACAAGGGCGTTGTGTCGGACATCCAGAAGGAAGCCATGGTTGCCATGTTGGTGGCTCAAGGGATGAGCGAGTTGCGTCAATTGTCTTCGCAGTTGTCTGGCGAGGGCGCACCCGACCCGTTGATCAAGCTGAAAGAGCAGGAATTAGCTCAGCGTGCCCAGGCTGATCAGGCTAGAATCCAGGCAGAGCAGCAGAAGATTGGTCTGCAGACCCAGGAAATGCAGCAAAAGATGGTTACTGACGCCGCTAGACTTGAGACCCAAGAGGCTATTGCAGACCAGAAGGCTGATTTAACGTTAATGCGACTTAAACAAATGGAGCAACAAAATGCCATTAAAGCCCGGACGCAGCCGCAAGGTCGTCAGTGAAAACATCGGTGAGATGGTCCGCAAGTATAAGAAAAGCGGATCTATCGGCACCAGCAAGCCAGCTAGCAAGGGCAAAGCGGTCAAGCAGGCCGTGGCCATTGCTCTGTCTAAAGCAGGAAAAGCACGCAAGATGAAAACAGGGGGCGTCCCTGGGCCCGTCAAAGAAGTAATGCGCAAA